TATCTGCAATCTTTACCATTTTCGTAATGATTTCTCCAGTTTCTTTATCTTTAAAATCATACAACGGCATTGAACCACTCCGGGACTTCTCTTTTAGTCCATTCCATTTTAAACCTTTCTTGTTTTGTTTTATAAAAATTTTGATATGACTTAACTGCATCTGTTCCACCTAATCCATGAACAACACATTCTGGATTCGATTTCATTGCTAGTTTAAATGCTGTCATACCACCTGATCTGTTAATATTATTAGGTAATTGCTTAAGAATATCTCTAAGCTTTGTGTCTGTTGAATGGATTTTTTCATAGCGATATGTATACTCATCGCAAAGAGCAATGAAATGCTCATAGTGCCAACTATAATTACAACAGCTTTCCCCTGTCCATATCGTACAAGGATGTTTGAAATGTACTGCTTTATAAAGTACATCTTCTCTTTCATCGGCCAATCGATAATAATCTACCATTCTTTTGCCTGATTTTGATGGTCTTTTTTCTTTAGTACCATCCAACATTCTATGTATAGTAGATAACATTTGTGCCGATTCAACGATCATTTTCACAACGTGTTTATCACATTGCTGTTGTGCTGCTACAACAGGATCATTATCTAATACAAATACATTCATAATAATATTATACCACGTTTCTTATATAATGTAAACTAATTTAGTCGATTTATTTCAATCATCTCATTAATGTATTGGTCAATATATGCTATTTTTTTCTCCATTTTATATGCCAACACATCCTTTCCTTTTTTAATTAAGTTTCTCTGATAGTAAAGTGCCTCTTTCTTGTCTTTTTTGAGGCGTTCCAATTGATGTAAACTCATATATTCTCTCCATAAGTTTTGTTAATTGTACTACCATAATATAAGTTGTTTTCCTCCTTATTGCTTTATTAATCCTGGAAAAGCAGATTTCACAATAGCTTTTGTGACATATTTTAGACTTAAATTCTTATCTTTTGCTGCACACAAAAGTTCTGCTTCATCCGGATGAATTTTTTGTAACATTTCCACAAAGAGTTGTTCTCTTTTAAATTGATTTAGTTTAGGCGTAACAGCAGGAATAAAATTACCAAACATAGGGTATTCAAACCTAAGTTGTCTTGGTTCATCTGCTTGTTGAGCTTCTAAATCGTATGCTTTGTATGGCGGTGCGCCATCAGGTAATGCTAACTTAATAGAATCATCAAGAGCTATTCTTAATACATCTCTAAGAGCCGTACAATCGTGCTCTTGTAAGTATGCTATTCTTTCTGCTCTTGTACTGATTTTATTTACTTCTTTTAAAATATCTGATATTAATGGTTTAGCCATTATAAAATTCCTCCACGACTTCAATCAAATGATTACATCTTTTCTTTATTAAATAATTTAAAACACGCATTTTCATTGCTGGTTTTTGATTTTCATATGTATTTATAACATTATTCTGTAACTCTGTAGGAATCTCAGAAAGATCAATCAGAGTTTTGTTTCTTTGATAATTTCTATATTCTTCACTTGTCATAACATCACGAAGATTATCTGCGTTTTCTGCCCAATATTCGATTTTCTTTTTGGTCATTGGTGATTGTCTTATATCATCCATAATTGCATTATCGGGAGAAAGAACATTTGGTATACCATCACCTTTATCACCTCTCATAATATGCTCAAACATATATGATCTTGGATTTGGATCTGATACCATTTTCTTTTGAATTGGTGAGAATTGTTTTACATTACTATATTTCTGTAGTTGAATAAAGTCTTTATCTGAAGAAATAATCATCACAGGTTCGTTCTTACCGAATTCTTGTGTATTTATAGCCAAAGCACCAATAACATCATCTGCTTCTAAACCTTCCATGTGTAAAACTTTGTATGGTAAATTTTCTTTAATCTCATCTCTTACAAGATTTAATATTCTAAAAATCTCATTCCAATCTTGATCAGATTCTGTTCTATTCTTTTTTCTATGAGCTTTATATAATGGAAAATAATCTTTTCTCCATGTATTCATACCATCAGCACATATAACCATTTGGCCATATTCATCTCTATATTTTTTATTATACATACGAATGCTATTTAGTATCATATGTCTTATCATATTTTCATCATTTAGTTTTTGCACTATGATGTTTGAAAGTGCGATTTGTGAGTAATCAAGTAAAATCATTATATCCCTGTTGTTCCATTAGTTTTTCGTAGATAATATCCATATACTCGTGTAAAAAATGATTCATTTTACCGTATCTCATAAACATAGAAGAAAGCAAATTTACTATTACAAAAATATCCTTTGATTCTTGTACATCTTTATTTCTAAAATTCATATCTTTAAATGGAGATGTCTCTTCTTCGGTGATTAGTTCTTCTATTATTGTAAGAATCAATTGCGATGTATCGATACAATCATTTGTAAAATATTCCATCTCCATATCTTCTTCATAAACTTCATCTGCAATTTGTTGCATTCTTTCTTCTATAGGAAATTGTATTATATTATCCTTCGACATAAGGTCTATTATACCACACTTTTTTAATTAAGTACATAGTTATTTTTAATAATTTCCCGAACTTAAAACAATCTTACATATATGTTCCAATCTTTCAATATGCTCAAATGCTCTCCATGGAGTTTCATCTATTGCTACTACACCATGTCCTTTAATTCCAACAATATCAAAATAGCATAATCCATTTTTTTGTAATCCAAGGTTATCAAAACAATGATCTGCTAGTTCTTGCGAAATCGGTGGAACATCAGGTACATTTGATGCTACTTTTGAATAACGCCCTAGTTCTGGAAAATTAGTTACTAGTTCATTTAATTGAATTCCAGCGTGCATAGCTGCAACAATATAAGTTGGATGAGTATGTAATACTACTCGTGTTTCTGTTGGTATATTTTTTTGTAATCCCCAGTGCAGAGGTAATTCTCCTGTAGATTTTAATCCTGATGCGATATCTGTAAAATATATATCATCGCAATTATCGACTTTTAATTTTTTAAACATGTCATATTGAATAACTGGCTTTCTAATACCAGATGGAGTCACATAAAAATGATCTCTATCTGCGTGTCTAAGAGATACATTACCGTCTCTTGTACTAATCATTCCTTTATCGTATGAATGCTTCATCACTTCACATATAGTTTCTAACATAATATTTCCTTACTTTATATTTTTTATGGCATTTCCGCCAAGTCTAATTTGTATTATACCATTATAATAGTCATCAGTTAATAAGACTTCTCTATCGAATTGCTCTTTAGCTTCTAAATAAGCACATTCTCCTTTAGTCTTACAAAGATGAAGAATTTCTCTATGAAACATTTCTTCACCTTGTTTTTGAACATCTTCGTTCAAATGTTTATTCGAACCGTAATAAGTTTTCCAATCACTTTCAACTAGTAGACGCTTTCGTCTCTTTCTCGTTTTGGTTATTGGTAGTGTTTTCTTGCTCCAGAAGAACTTTTTCCCCACGTATTTCTTGCCTGTAGCTCTGTTCGTAATTAGATATACAAAACCATAGACGTCTTTGTGATCGTAATCTTCCGGAAGTTTGTATTTTTTGCCTTCGTAATGCCATGTCATATACCTATTTATTCATCAAAATCAAGCTCATCCACCTGATCTACTGCAGTGCCACAGTGCGGGCAATAAATAGTTTCTGGTCTTTCATCTTCAAAATACATTTTCGTTTCAGTAAAACAAAAATCGCAGCTGTGTGTATACCAATGAGTAGGTTGCATGGAATCTCCTTATCCTATTTTTTCCTTCAATTGATCGTAACCACCGATCTTTTCTCCATCTAAAATAATTTGAGGAAATGTTCTTGCAGTTGGAAACTTTTCAATCATTTCCTCTCTACCAAAATCTTTTCCTAATTGAAAATACTCAAATTCTTTTTCCTTTTGAGTACATAATACTTTAGCCATATCACAAAATGGACATTGCTCTTTTCCATAAATTTCTATCATATTAATTCTCCTTAAAATATCTAGTACAAAATAGTTTTTCTTCTACATACGGAATACACATTTGAGGTGCAACTCCTCTTCCACCAGTGCATTGTTCTCTGACAACTTCAAAGGTGATATATTCCATACATTCTCTTTTTTCTTCTTGCGCTTGTACGCATCCCCCAAGAAGAATCATTAAAACAATAACTTTTTTCATTTGATTATGCCTCTTTATCAATATCCCATTTAACACGTTTTTCATAATTACTTGACGTAATCTTTTTCCAAAAATTGAATAAGTCCTGCTCTTGTCTCCAATCCTTTACCCAATTAGCTCCATTTCGCTCAGCATCAATAAATATTCCATTAGTAATTACTAAAGGAACTAACACACCTATATGTACTATAATACTTGTAAGAATGTTGTAACCAAGCCAACCCATATAAAATGTTGCAACAAATCCAAAATAAACAGACCACATTGTAAAAAGCACTATTGTAAAATAGGCCTGTAATGAAGGGTCAGGTATATATTTAAGTGGATTATATCTAGCGTCCATTACAAGACGCCAAGCATCTACTAGCCATAAAATGACTGTTCTAAATAAATTTGGTTTTTTCATAATATTTCCTCAAACTAATTTTCCAATAATATACATAGTGCTTAACATAAATCCTATTAATAGCACTTGTAAAATAGATAAACCAATAATTAGTTTACCTTGCACATCAGCCCAATACTTACCTTCAGTATTAATCCAGTGTCTTTGTTCATCAGGCGTACAATTTTCTGGCTTCCATATCATACCAGGTTGTCGAGCTTTTGCCTGATCTGACTCATAAAATTTAAAATCAAGTTGTTTCATTATAAGCTTAATCCTGCTAGTTTATTTTCATCCATATCTTGTTTTACCCCACCAACAACATATGAACTAATTTCTGTTTCCTGTGGCGCAACTTGTACATTTCCACCGCCAATCCATTTTTCAGTCCAAGGTAATGGGTTCATCTTTGATACTGTATAAGGACAAGGCAAACCTAATGCTCTCATTCTCTTACAGCCAATCCATTCGATATAATTATTTAAAATTGCTTCATTTAATCCGATCATCGAACCATCTCTAAATAAATATGTAGCCCATTCTTTTTCTTGTTCAATAACTTTAGTAAATAACTTAACAACGTCGTCTTCTTTTTCTTTCGCTATTTTTACAAAATCTTTATCTTCAGCCAACATCTTTTTAATTATAGTAGTTGTTGCTGCAAGGTGTGTATTTTCATCACGAGCAATAAATTTAATAATTTTTGCATTACCTTCCATCTTTTTAAGTTCTGCAAATGCCCAAGAACATGCGAAAGATACATAGAATCTAATACCTTCTAAAGCATTAGCACTCATCATACACATGTATAATGATCTTTTATGATCCATTTTATTTGTTGTTGAATTGTTATCTGCGATTAGTTCATCATAATATTTTGCGATATCATTGCCGCATTCTAGGATTTCTTTTATATCCAACATACCATCAAATACAGTAGAGGGATCAGGATAGACATTACGAATAATATGAGTATAAGATCGAGAGTGTATAGTTTCAAAGAATGACCAAGTTTCAATCCAGTTTTCAACTTCGGGTAACGAAGCAATAGGAAGGAACGCAATGTTCGGGGCCCGACCTTGAACAGAGTCCAATAAAATTTGGCGTTTGAGGTTCGATGTGAAGATGTGTTTTTCATGCTCTGTTAATCCATCAAAATCTTTTTTATCTTTTGAGATATCTACTTCTTCAGGTCTCCAAAAGAATCCAAGTTGTTTTTCTGTAATCTTTTCTATTTGCGGATATTTTACTACGTCGAATCGTTGAATATCAACTGATTCATCTAAAAACATATTTTTATGCAGGTGTGATTTTTTACTCTTTTTAAGTATTGACATTTAATTCCTCTTTTATTAATTATATTTTGCAGCTATCGCAATCTTCTTCGTCGATAACTACGTTTTCGCCATCATAGGAATGATGAGTTTCATTGTCGGTTATTTCTCCAGCACCATCATATGTATTAAAATAATAAAGCTGTTTTAATCCATATTTGTATGCAGTTACAAGATCTGTAATCATAGTTGACATTGGAATCTTATTATCTTCGTAAAACTCAGGGTTATAAGAAGTATTTACACTAATTCCTTGATCAATGTATTTTTGTAGAATTGCACAAATTTTTAAATAACCATCTGGTGATTCTTGCTCCCAGAGTAAGTCATATTTATTTTTAAGATGGTGATACCCTGGAACAACCTGAGCCATGACTCCATCTTTACTTTGTTTGTACGATACCAATGCTCTTGGTGGTTCAATACCATTCGTACTATTACTAATCTGTGCGCTCGTTTCAGCAGGCATCAATGCCATTAGAGTCGAATTTCTTGTTCCCGTTTCTAGGACTTGTTTTCTTAAGTCTTCCCACGGAAAACGAATTTTATGCTCTACAAGATTATCTATCGCACTCTTATATGTATCATTAGGAAACTCTCCACGAGCATATTTTGTGTGTTTTTTCAAAGGAATTTCACCTTTTTCTTTAGCTAATTGTGCCGATGCTTTAATTAGATAATATGACCAAGCTTCAGCATATTCATCTACAATTTCGAATGCTGATTCATCATATTTAAGACCACGTTTTGCGAGGAAGTATGCGAGATTGATAATACCGATTCCCAATGGTCTACGATTCTTCGTCCCATTTTCTGCTGCTGCAATTGGATAGTCTTGATAATCAAGAAGTTCATCAAGAGCACGAACAGCAAGATCGCAATATTTTTCAAATTCAGGTGTTTCATTGATTAAACCCCAATTGATTGCTGATAGCGTACATAAACTAATTTCTCCTGTATGATCGTCATATGCTTCAAGTGGTGTAGTTGGTAAGTCGATTTCACAACATAGATTACTCATTCTAATTGGTGCCAAATCTGGAATAAATGAGCCATGATCATT